AGACCACGTCTTTGCCACGACCTTCATCAAACGACTGCGACAACGGTGTTACCGACAAGGTGAAGTTGTCGGGCGTCGGTTGGCCACCGTAAACGTCGAACAGGTGAAGTTTGGCCCAAAAGCTGCTGTCAGTTGGATCAATTGAACCTGCGGTGACGGCCTGTTTGAGGGCCGTCAGGTCGAAGTGAACCAGCAACCTCGACAACTCTGTATTGGGAACGCTGCCTGACGAGGTCGCGCCATACAGCTTGAAGACATCGAGGGTGCCAGCGATGCCAGTGTTTGACCCGTAGGCCCGAACACCCTTGACCACGCGATCATTGATGTAGGCATCTTTGTCAGCGCGCAGTGACTTGAACATCAGACCACCTTACCCAGAATGTCGACTTCGGGGTAACGTACCTCGAAGATTCCGCCAGGAGGCGGCAAAATGATTCCCCTAACCGTGTTGCTGGCCACGTCAAAGGTGTCGTTGCTGTAAGTTCGGTTGTTGACGGTGCCCGTGATGCTGTTGAACTGCACGCGGTCGACCGCAACGATGCCAGAAACCGAGAAGATCGTGTTGACGATGTCAGAGACGATCAAAGGCTGATCGATGTGGTAGTTCTTGATGTTGAACGTCGACTGCAACTTGGTCAGGACGTTTTGCAGCACCGTGCTCTTGTTCAAGGCAGGATCAACGACGACCTCAAAGTCCAACGTCAAGTTGATGATCCGAGCATCCAGGATGTCGATGGCGTCTGAGATCATCCTGTAGGGATTCAAATACTTCTGCAGGTTGGTCTTCAGAGTGTCAGGCGACGTGATTAGCTTCTGTTCTGGTGACCGCGAGACGATGAACAGCTGCGTGGCCAGTGGGTTGTTCGAATTCGACTTGACAGATGCGCGAAAGACGCGACCGAAGTTGGATGGAATCGTGTAGACTCGAGCGACCAGATCCTCACGGGAAACGATGCGCTCTTGGCTGTTCCTGACCGACGGGATCAAGGCCTTCAGGTCGTCCGCCGAGGGCGCGTCCTCACCGCCAGATGCTTGGATCAGGTTGGCACACTCCATCGTGTTGCGGACCTGCGCCGCGATGGCAGCAGGCGGATTGCCGGGAAAAAAGAGGTTGGCGATCTTGATCGTCTTGATGCTACCTGCAGAGACGTTGTGATTCAGGCCGCCGCCGTAGCGATAGTCGACGGTCACTGTCGTGTTGACAGCAGCCACGCCCAGAGTTTTGGTCTGCAGCAACTGCTGCGGATTGACTGAAATCCGCGAGAAGGTGCGAGAGTACGGAAACGAGATCGCAAACTCTGAGGGATCGGGAATGACGTCGTCTTCTAGACTGTCAGCGCTGCCGCCGCCGAACGTTAGCACTGTGCGCCGTGTTGCCAAATCGACGTCAGAGGTGTACCTGTAAGGCGCCGGAATGACCTTGATCGATTCTGGTACGATGTCATTGTCACTGGCGGTGTTCAGGACGTTGCGGTAAACGACATCGTGGCTCAGGGCCGAGACCTGGTAGTAGATGTTGCCCAGCGTGTCTGTGACGTTGATAATGTCAGTGACGTTAGCGTTGCTCAACGTCAACTGCCTAAACGGGACAAACGCTTGACTGATCGGAAAGGCGTCCTGTCCAACCTTGCCTGAAACGCAGAGGCCTGTTTGGGCCATGATGAAAGTTCGAGGCACGCCGGCCGGAGACTTGTTTCCCACTTTGACGGTGGCCTTGAGTGATCCATCGGCGCGTCGCGCGCCGAAGTCGATGTCCTCGAGGAGGATGAACTCAGTTCCGTTATCAGCGGTGAAGATCGTGTTCATCTGCATCACCGGGATGCAGTCGGGCCGCGGGCCGATTGAGTTGCCGATGGCGGCAGCCGGAACCTGGATATAGACTGTGACAGGAACCAACGCGGGTGCTGCTCCAGTGATCGGGACGCCTGCTGTTCTGAGGTGACGCTGAATGTTGTTTGTCTCGACTGCAGTCTCGGGATTCAGTTCCGAGTACTGGTGATCGAGGTAGAACGACATGTTGTCGCCCACGTAGGCCGCCATGTCAAGGAACAAGCCACCCAGTGACGCCTCTGAAAAGTCACGCAACCTGTCAGGGTAGTACAACCGAGCGTACTCCAACAGCTGCGCGCGCAGACTGTCAAAGTCTTTGCCCAAATACTTCCGTTGCCTGACAGGCACGATGTCGTCACGCTTTAGCGCCATTGGTTCACCGTCAACCGTAAGTATCGTATCCTAACGCGTGGGCTACCGCTCACATCGCGTAGAGATTGATCTCAAGCAGTTTATTGACGATGTTCAACGTTGGGACGCTGTAGGTGATCTTGATGTTAACGTGAGCAGTGTTCTTGTTGTCAGTGCGATCCGTGTTGGACAGGTAGTTCTCGAGGGAGACGTAGGGCATCCACCGCGAGACCGCGTTGGAGATTCTGTCAATCGCCTTGCCGTCGAAATCATCGAGTGAGACGAACTCTGCCATCAGAGGTCGCAAGTTCCCACCAAAATCGTAGAGGCCCAAGCGCTCGCCCCAGTTGGTCAACAACAGGTTGCGCAGGTTATCGTGTACAGTGTCAGCCAGATTGTCGTAGGTGGCCACGATCTCGGTCCCGTCGCCTTCGTTCAATTGTAGAGGCGTTCGGATGCCAATGGGCGTCTTGCTGCTCTCGAGTGTCTCGACGAGCTTTTGCTCTTGCGTCTTGCCAGAGCTCTTGAATGAATACACGGCCATGATCTATCTACCATCCTCAAGCCGCCGGAGGCGTCTCTCCGTTTGACCGAGCCACGGCACCCACCATCCCACCGGGCGCAGCACCCAATGTTGATCCGATGGCGGCATAGACGATGCAATTTGCAGTCTTACGCAGTAGAACCAACGCAACAGTTGCCATCATTGTCGGCATGGGCGTCAGCTTGAAGGCCGGATTACCCAGGACGAGCGGGCCCAATGCGTCGGTAAATGCCTTGCAGAGTCCCATCTTGGGAAATTGTAGGATGGCCGTCGGAATACTAAGCGTGAAATTCAGGAAGACTTCGGGCAGCTTCGGGACAAGGTCGAACACCGCCGTCAGGGTAAACGATAGCCTGGAATCATCAATCTGAGGCAGCTCGAACTTTGGCATCGGGATAGCAGGCGACACCGGAGGCGGGAACTGGATGTCCAGCGAGGGCAACTTTGCCACGATTTCTGGAAGGGCTAGTTTAGCAGCGATCTTGGGCGACCATGCTGGAATATCGGGAGGCAGTGACACGTCAATGTCAAAGTCGATTCCCAGCTTGAGGCCGAGCGCGATCGGATCAACGACGGGTAGAAACTTGAAGTCGCTATCAAGGTTCAGGCCTCTTGCGATCGACTCGTAGAGGTTGAAGACGTATCGGTGGAACTCTGGGAACTTCGAGGCATCTTCGAGAGGAATCGAGTCAGATCCAGGCGTGGGTGGCACTTCAAAACACAGCAACTTGCCATCATCGATGCCAGTGACGCCATTGACGAGAATGCTCTTGACCTCCTTGATGAAGGAGTCCTTTGCAGATTGCGTCAGTTTTTCCTTTGCGTCGAGGATGCCTGCCGCTTCCTGTGACTTCATTTCATCAAAACTTTCTTGGCGTATTGGCCTTGACCTGGCGCGCCTGTTCCCTGCTGCCCACCCATGGAGTCCGTGATTGGAATCGCGGACACTTGGCCGTCGATGGGCGTCGGACTGTCCTGACACAGGACCGCAAGATTCGCATCATCGCCGCCCAACTTGACGTAGCCCTTCTTCGAAGGCCTGTGGATGATGTCTCCGTTGCTTCTGATCACGATGGCGGCATAGTTGTCAGGGTCGTTCAGCGCCTTGGCATTGCCTCTTGCGTCGGTCTCGTAGCCCGAGACGAGAATTTCGACGTCCATTCGAGCCACGATCCTGACCTTGTCGGTGCGAATCAACACGGCGCCGGCACCCTTGCTCGGATCCTTGACGTCTGGAAAGTTGCTGGCATTGTAGCCATCGAGTCCAATGTTCTTGTCGATCATGGTGCGCTGGACAATGAGGACCCGAGAGCGGTCGTTCTTGAGGTCCGGGTCGCCCTCCTTTTCAGAGAGCTCCGCGCCTGATTTGCCCAACTCCTTATTGAAGTCTGACTTGTCGAGTTTCTTGTTGGTGAC